AATGGCATCTAATAATTTCTTTTTTGTGTTGCCTGATCTGGATTTTCTTTCCTGAAGTCTTCTCATCGTTCCTTCATTATTTTCTAAAACTTTTTCTGTTACCTGTTGGATTTTCTGTTTTCTAGGTTTAGATTGTCGCACCTTTGGCTCAGTAACCTCAGATACTAATCCAGAAGTTCCTTTTACAACTTCTGAAATGACAGTTGAGAGCATCCCTTCTTCAAGTAGTGCTTCCCTAATACATTCTTTCACAATTGGCTTAATCAATTGCTTTAATTCTTTCTTATTCATTTAATCCTCTAAGATCTCATTTAACATTCTATTCAATTTGTATTTCTTATCGAAAACGTTTGCCCCTATCCTGATGTCTTTCGCTTCCTTGAGCGCCATATAAGCGTTGGGAGTAGAAGGCTCAGAAACAAAATCAAAACAAATAAGTTGAAGATCCTCTTGTACCATCGTTTTTCCGTCAGATTCATTGACAGAGCCAAGAGCACGGCTGGAAATACCCAACTTAACACCGTCAGAGACAAGTTGTTGTAATATCTTTCCAGACGGTGTATTAAGCACCTTGACTTTTCCCATAACATTATTACCATCCCACCAGCATTCTGTTACCATATGAGAAGCGTTTTTTAAATTGATAATAGAATCATCTGGGTGATCTAACTCTCCCAACGCTCTATTGTCTTTCACCAACATCATATAGTTTTTCATTTCTCTTTCTAGAATCTTTCTAGGGTATACTCTGCCATTTCCATTTTGCACTTCTGCTTCTTGAAGTTTACCTGATAGGATCATCCCACCATTGGCAACATACTTCTTTTCCGCTTCAGTCAACAGATCTTGACATACTCCGCCTTCGCATAATTCATGATATTCTCTTAATAAAACTTTACCCATAGTCAACACCCATTCTTGCAGCGTCTAACAGGCTGTAACATCCATTTAATCATTTTGTGACTCCTTTTTTGCCAAGTTGCTTGTCGATATATTGTTGTAGGATTTTTTCATCCACATTCGGATTTTCCTTAAGGTACTTCTCAAGTTCTTCTTTCATTATCTGAGCAGCCCTTTTTCTAGGTAATGTAACTTTCATTTTTGATCTTTCCTTATGATTTTAAATCCATCGTCATCGAATAGCATACACAATATATATGAAGTGCCAGATGACAGCCATCCACAAACCAAAAGGTTTGCTAAATTATACTCAAATGTAAATAGTTCAGTAAAAGGATTAAGGAAGAATAAAAGTACTCCAACCCAAAATCCTGTGCACATTGGACAAGATAACAATTTTGTATAGTTTGAAGAAAAATCTCTGACTCCTTTGAATATGGAGCCGTATACTAATATCTGTGTCAAGCCATAGGCTGACAATATAAACCAGAGCAGTTCCATCAGGTGCCGCCAAGTGTAAAGTTCTGCCTTGACATTGCCGCCCCTAAGGTATCTACAACAAACTTAACTCCCTTAAAAGCCTTGGTTGCCCAACTCATCCATCCAGCGAATGTTGAATAAACCACTTCTCCCAATATTGATTTAAGTTTTTCTACCATATATTCTTTAATAGGTATTACAACTTTTTCATTAATTAATTTCTTTACTTCATCTAATTTATCTTTTAATCCTTCAGGAGTTGCCAAGATGCCTAATGCTTTTAAAGCATCATTGATTTTCTCCCCTACTTCATTCCATAGGAAATTTAAAGCCAGAGAGGCACTAGTGGCGTATAAGGCGCCTTTCCATCCATCACCTTGGACTATTTTTCTTTGTATTCCTAAAATAAAGTTTTTAGTATTTTGAGCCCATTGGGCAAACGTGGGCATGTTTAAACTCGGCAACTTATCAATCATTATGTTAAGAACCTTATAGACAGAATTAAATTTTGTCTTCATTGATGTTTTATGTACATTAAATACCCACGACTTAATCTTAGTGGGATCATTAAATATTTGTTTCAAGACTGCGCCAACGTTATACACCCCTTTCCCAAAATCCGTAATGGCTTTGCCAGCCTCTTTTGCTTTCTCGAAAGTAGCGTCCTTAAGATCACTAAAGAAACCTTCAAATAAAAGTTGCTCTTCGATAATTAACTTTCTAATTTCTGAACTGTAATAAAGTCCACCACTTTCGTTTAGCAGCGGCTTGATTCCCAGTACGTGCTCAACGTAATCATGTCTTTCAAATAGTTCATGATGTTCGGAGTATCCTCTCCATTCGTTTAATAATTGTTTCACGCCTTATCTCCTATAGAATCTGTTTTGCATGTATGCTTGGTAATAGATTCCCGGACGGATTGTTCCTTTCTCTGTGGCGTGTGGAACTTCTCCCAAATCAGTTGATGCTGCATCTGTAGGATCTGTATAATATTCTTCCTCTTCTTCATCCATCTTCTTCATAAATTCATATTGAGGCTTTTCGATTTCAATAAACTTAGCAATTGTAAACATAATAGGTTGTATCGGATCAATTGTTTCTTTTTCTTCTCCATCATCTCCTTTCTTTGGCGTAGGTGGAGTTTCAAATAAACCTTGTAATGATGCGTATACGTTACCTGCTTGAACGGAGTCTCTTGCGATCACACCCTTCTTAGTCATGAAGTCAAAAAGTCTAGACTCTGTGTCATATGTCATTTCTGATATTCTGTCTTTCGGGAATGCAACAACTTTTCTCATCTGTGGCATGATAACAATATCGATATCTGGATGATCGTATATAACATAATCACCGCCAAGCGTTTGTCTAATATCTAAAGAAAACTTATAATCTTTAAGTTTATTATTGTTTCTTTTGATAGTTTTATCACCAACAAGTATACCAATAGACATAGTTTAGAGTTCCTTACAAAATTCTTGAGTTTTCATTACCTTAAAAAGCATCTTATCATCAATAGGCTTTTTGGAAAACGATTCCAGCATTTCATGAAGCGAGTTAACTCTTTCGCTTAATTCAGGAAATGAAGATTTGTTATGTTTAATAAGTTCTTTCATTCTAAATATCTCTTCATTGAGAGCAATCTTAAGTCCCATCCCATCATCCGAAAAGGAAAAGATGTACTTGAATAAAAGATCTCTTTGCTCTTCGAGTAAAGAATCATACTTCTCGTTAAAATTCTTTATGAAGATATTCAGAACTAAATTGTCCACAGGTTCTACTGTCATGTTGTTCTCTTCAGCAACCATTTCGCTAATCAAGTTATTTTCTAGAATAACCCTACGCTTCACAGGAGTCTTAACACTAAATAACTGCCCAATCGTAGCCAAAGACTTATAATTAGGAGTAAAGTTATTGAAGGTATCCTTCCCCAACTCTTTGTTAACCCTGTTGATTACATTAGTCTGAGTCTGGAACACCTGTTCTGGATGGAGAGATAGATATGTTCTTTGTGCTTCTCTTAATATGGAATTAGCCCACTCTGTAGATACACCCTTGGTTTCCATTATAGAACGATATGCATCTAATTCTTCATGAAGGATAGAGTTTTGATAGAAATTCTCCTTAATAATGTCTAAGGCGATTTCTTTTCGTTCCTTGTCTTTCGAAAGAAGTGCTTTAGTCATTTCTAAGATTAAAGTTTCGTATAGAAACGCAGTATTTCTTTTCTTGTTATATTTCATTTTTCTTTTGTCTCCATACTTTCTAATAATGTTTTTATTTCGTGACTAATATTAAATAGTTGTTTCTCTTCTTTATCGTAAATCTCTTTTTGTTCTGCCTCATAGACAGTATTGACAATATTGGCTATTGGATCCCTAAACATTCTTTTCATAGGATCTGTGACAGACTTCGTACTGTTTGTTCTTGCCGCTCTACCAGATTCTGAATCTTTGACTGCCTTAATCTTTCTCCTTCCTTTTCCATCTCCTCTGGAGACTTTGCCATCCTTGTCTCTTTCGTCGGAAGATCTGTTTCCAGGTGCCGCTAATAAGGAAGACTCGGGTGCGTCGCCTGCACCGGTATCGGCTGGAGCATCTGCTGCAGCGTCTCCGCCACCTGCATCACCACCGCCAAGATCAAGTCCACCACCAGCGTCGTCTCCTCCACCACTGAGATCAAGTCCGCCACCGCCTGCACCACCAGTATCTGGTGACGAGGCAGGGATCTCCTCAGAAGCCTTTTCAAGCATTGAAGCCATTTTCTTATCATAAAACATTTCTCTTTGGTTGCGCAAGAATTCTTCATCAGACATTCCAAGAATTTTTTCAGAAATCCAACGTTTCGAGAAGAACCCTTCTGTCGCTGCTCCAGCAATATCAAACTTCTGCTTCCAGTGTTCCAATTCTTGAAGTTCGGAAATCTTAGAAGGATTGTTCAATACCAACTTAAAAGAGATGAGATCATCTCCACGATATCCCAAAGTATAAAGATGAACTAGTCCTACCTTTTCCAATTCTGAAACCACAGATCGCTGTAGTCTTTGAATGGTTCTGGCAAACCTGATATCTTTTTGTGCCAATGTCGCTTTATCTTCTGTCTGTCCATCTCCTCTTGAGAGGTACGACATAGGAATCTTAAGTGCCGAGAACAATTTATCACGAAGATATTTAACATCGTCGATATCGCCTGTATATGAGCCACCAGGGAGGTTCTCAACTCTAGAGGAGTTACCACCCCTAACAGGAATAAAATAGTCCTCATCAATCGATAAGGGGTTGTAACGTAGATCTACACGTCCTGTCTTGGTATCAATCAATTGGTTTCTTTTCATTTGAGTTGTCACACGTTGCATGAACTGCTCAACATCTTGAGGTGCAATATTACCAACATCAATATAAAAAACTTTTCTTTCAGGAGATCTAACAATACGATATGCCATCATTGCATCTTCGAGTAAAGTAAGTTGTCTCCAAATTCTTCTGGCAGGTTCAAGAACTGATGTTCCATATGGGGCATATTTGTCATTGCCTAGAATTCTAAAATGAGCAACTTGCCAGTTCTCAAAAGTTAGTCCACCAGAATTCCACTGATACTGAATGTAGTTTGGATTAGTCTTGTCTTCGCCTTCCATTCTTTCAATCTCGTCTGCTGGGAGAGAGATCGCATGACGAATACCCATTGTCTCGTCGATGTCTAGATAAAGAAGAAAGTCTCCAAATTTACATAGAGAGCGACACCAGCCAAACAAGTTGGCGTCCAAGTTGAGTGTTTCACTGTATAAGTTCGATAACAATACTTTGATCTCATCATTTGGGCACTTGATTCCAAGCATCGGAGATAGCATTGTAGAAGTTGTCATTTCATCAGCGTAGATGTCTAATGCTGAAGCGATTTCTGGGGTGTATTCCATTTGATCGAAATCAGAATATCTTTCATAACGATTCTGATTTGCCATGATGTTTGCAGTCATGTTGTCGTAAGGATTATAAGAAGTCTTTTTGAAATCTAATCCCATTGCCGATTTGAAATCGTACTTATCCATATCAGCACGTTTGTATCGTCTCTGCATTTGACTTCGCCTATTGACAATAGGTGAAGACAGCAGTCTAGTCAATCTCTTATAGAGAGCATTTTGGGGGTTTCTTGTATTTTTTTTATTATCAGCCATAATTTATCCTTTAAATATCCATCCAAATTTATCTAAATCTTTTTTGTGTTGCTCCGCTCCTCTATCATCTGGTGGGGCAAATGTAGAGATATTTTTATCATACCCATGTTGCCCTCTGATGTTTGTATTCAGCAGAGTCTTTGTATAAACCATAGAACTTAGCATTGCTTTTTGCAGTTCTTCTCCTCTTCTGGAGGCAATGATTGCTGTGTCTCTTACCCAACATCCAATTGCTAACGCCATCACTAAGTCATCATTATATCCTTTCATAGCCTGTGGTTTTCCATGATACCAAACAAAAGTCTTCAATTCGTTCAATAAACGCAAAGATCTTATAGTAATTAGTTTGTTTCTGATGAACTCCTCTAATTTGGCAATAATTAATGGACGAGATTTCATAGAAGTTGTAAAGCCAGGGACTGCACTTGGATTACCTATTGCGGCTACTTGTTCTATATACTCGTTAGAGCCTTTAAGACTGTGAAAGACATTTGGATATTCTAGATTAATAAGTTTTTCTAGTACTGAATATCCGATATTATTATTTTCCACAACCAACATACAGTTATCATATTCTCTTCCGGCAGAAAAAAGAATATTGGCGAAGTCATCAATATTTGGCTTACCTTTATATTCCGCAACAATTTGCATATCTTCTGTCTCAATGATATGAAAAACAGAATAGTCAGCGCCATCTCCACGGGCGACATCTGCTACCAATAAATACTTTTTACCATCTTGGCATTCTTCCCAAATCCAATAGTTTCTATCAAACCCAACTTTGTGTTTAGGAGGGCAAACTGTTTTTTCGATGTTCTCAATACTTTCAGGCGCAATTACCGTTTCTCCAGAAGCATTGAAGTTGCACTCATATTCTTGAGCAATTTGTCTCTTAGATAAGTTTCTTGTTTCAACTCCGAACCAATCCTTGTTTCTATCTGGGTGCAGACTCCAATGTAACTTAGTTGGGTAAAACATGTTTACGCCAGATTCAGAATCTACATATGTTGTGTGAAACCAGTTTCCAACGCCATTTGGGGTTGACAGTGCGATACAACGTCCACCAGTGGAAATGGTAGGATAAATACCTGTCCACAGTTCGTCTAAGTCTGGAATGAAAGCAGCCTCGTCTAATACCAATAATGACAGTGCTTCAGAACGTCCAGCATCCCCTGAGGTTGATGAGGCTTTGATCATAGAGCCGTTAGAGAGTTCAAAGGATGTTCTGTTGTCTACGATGATCTTGGCTATCTGCATCCATTCTGGAAGGTTCTTAACCATCTCTTTAACTTTCTTTACTAAGTTGGTTGCTGTAGACAGTTTTGTACAAAGAATCAAAACATTCTTGTGCTTGTGAAACATCATAAGCCAAGAGATGTGAGCAGCAACAATTGTTGATATACCCATCTGTCTGGCTTTAAGTACAACGTTGAAGCGATGCTTCTCTAGATCTATTAGTAGCCGATCTTGAAAATCATAGGTATCGAATCGAACCAAACCGTGAACCGAATGTGGAATTCGGCAAAAGTTATTAACAAAGTATTCTTGATCCTTGCCACACTTCAATATTTCTTGAACGGCTTGTTGTTTCGATATCATAGTATCCTAATTATATCAATGGGCTAATATTTTTCTTGAAGTAAGTTGGTGCGTTAGGGGAATCTCGCATTGAATCTAGTTTCTTGCTTCTGTGTAGCATAGCCAATATGTCCATGATTTGTTCTTCACGTTGCCCTGTTGAAGATAAGAACTGTTTAACTTCTTTTGCGATTTCTCCGTCAGAATTGTGACAAGGGGATGGGCTTACATTATCTGAATAAACCATTCCAATGATCCCTTTATAAAGTCCTTTAGTAAAATCTTCAATATTCGTTTCAGTGCCATCTACGCATCCAAAGGCATAGTCGGACTTCTTCTCATTCAGGGTTCTTTCAAACTCCTCTTTTACCAATTGTTTGATATAATTTTTTGTTACTTTCATTGCGATACTCTCCTTTTAGTTTTTCGCTGTGTAATTTGAAGGTTTCTTGGCACTTTCTCTTCCTAGAGAAAGGAAGTCTTTAATCGACTTATCCAAGCGTCCTTCATCAGAAGGTGCTCCAACTTTTCCACAATCCATTCCACCAATCAAAAATGATTGAGTAGCCACGACTGATGTTCTAAGGCGTGAGATGTACTGCATGTTCACATCAACATCTGAAGGCTTAGAAAGACTAAGAGATCCCTCAGTGACTTTTTTATATTCTTTCTTAAGAAACTTGATAATGTCAGCCATAGATTGTTCTATCTCGTCTAAGAAAGAAACCTTATGAGATTCTTTGGCAGTAACTTCAGTGTGGTACATCAAGAATAATGTGTCTGCCATCACTCTTACGTTAAACCCATCAATCACTCGACTGTCTTTAATCGTGCACCCTTCTTCTCGTCGGAGTCCAATCTTAACAACCATATCTTCACCAACCATCTTTTCGTCATGTGAACCATCATAAGCGTGTGATGCTGCTTGATGAATTCCTCTTACTATTTCTAATGTTGTAGCCATGTTTTATTTCTCCTTGGGGCGCCAGCCTGATTGCCATCTTTCTTCTCTTCCGTCAACATACTGTATGAAACAGTTTTGACAACACTCATATTTATGCATATAAAAGTCATCACCTTTGTTGAAAGAATAAGTTGAACATGTAGGACATGTTCTATTACTTTCATTACTAAGTAGTCTTTTTGGCATTAAAAAGCCATCAACTTCAACTAAATCATTATCTTCATTATACTTCGACACTTTTGATTGAAACTTCTTAGTTGATTCAATATATTCTTTTTCTTTTTCGTCGTCCCAGTCAGAATTAGGATTCCTAATTGCCTCAATGCCGTATTTGCTTTTGATTGCTTTTTCATATTTGGCAACCTTGTTGAAATCTTTTATTTTCATTGCGCCTCCAGTGATCTTACGATTCCTATTGTTAAACCTACACCGAGCGCTACTCCGCCAATGAAGTACCACTTTTCATGATCTTTGTTCTTGATAGTCAATTCTTTCTCAAGTGCGTCAATGATATCATTCTTTTCTTTTGTGATTCTAGTTATCTCTTCTTTTTGAAAACTTAATTCACCTTTTAACTTCTTGATCTGCAATTCGAATTCTTCATTCTGAATATCGAGTTTATACTGGCTATTGATATTACATTGTTCTCTGTAATATTCTGGCAAGGACATCAAATGGGCAGTAGCCTTATCGTCAAACAAGGTACCTTTAAATGGTGCTCTTTGATCTGGAACCACATAAGTGAATGAACCATTAGTCGCATTAGCAGTGCTAATCGCAAATATTAATAAAAAACTACTCAACATATTTAAAACCAAACTTTTCTTCCATTTCATTAATTAGTGTTTCGGGTTTTTCCTTGAGTATGTTTTCATACTCTTTTACTCTGACTATTCTTGTAGAGTTAAGCCTTTGAATTTCTTTTTCGAAATCAGCAACAATAGCAGCAACATTGTCTTTGTACTCTTTAAAGTCTTTTTCTCTTTCTTGTATTCTATTCTCATAATTGTCCTTCATCTCCTTTAGACTCTCTTCGTATGCAATTGAGCGTTCTTCTTGTAATCTCTGGAGAGTGCTCATGTCTACAGTAGATTTGATGTAAAGAAATGCGAAAAGAGCCACCAACAGCAACTCTTTCCAATTTTTCAGAGCGTACTCTAAAATCATGCACCCTTCATTTTAGCGATAGCGTCGATAACCGACTGTCCGCCAATGTACAATGCTGATATCATAACCCAGTCTGCTGATTCGATAAGGCTAAACCCCATCAACCCAGTTGCTACAACCCATACCATGAGTTTGCGACTAGTGACTTTCCCAAGCCATGTATCAACCAAAGCCATTTGCTTTTCTTTTAATTCTTCCATTGTCATTATTTCTCCTTTTTATTGTTTAACATGAGCGAACCCATCTTTCTTATCAATTACAATTTGCATATCTACACAATCTTTGAGAGAGTCTAGATGCGAAATAAGTAAAACAGTTTTAAAGTTTACCTTAATTAGTTCCAACATGCGAATAAACCCTTCCATATTTTCTTCATCTAATGCTGTTCCGGGTTCATCGAGGATAAAAATATCCCCTTTTGGCATCGAAGAGACAGTTAAAAGTGCCATTCGGATTGCCATTGCAGCGATTGTCTTCTCTGCTCCAGAACCCATCTCCAGAGGGCGAGCATCATGCTTGGGATGCTTAATAAATATTTCTATTTTAGCACCTTCCACTTCGAAGAAAATGTTAAAGTCAACAATGTTTGCAATAGTCTTTGAAATCTCATCATTAATTATTGGTAATTTTTTCTTGATGATATCAAATGCAATACCATTAGAGTGCATACATTGCATATACAAATCATATGCTGAGTACTGTGCTCTGTACTCCTCCAATTGATCTCGTTGCTCTTCTAGGTGCTCTATGCGCTGCTCTAGTGATCCTGTCTTCTTATAGAAATCCAAACGATCTTTTTCACATTTTGCTAAGGTTCTTTTAACTGTCTTAAGATTTGATTCGATACTTTCTTTTTCTGACAAAAGAATCTCAAGGTTCTCGATTGCTTCTTTGTTATCTTCGTATTCCTTCTTTATAGATCCTAGTTCTTGTAATTCTTTAGCCAAGAGTTTCACCGCATTTTCATCACGTTCAATCAATAATCCAATTTCTGTGATTCTAGAAGATGTTTTAACTTTTTTATTAAGCAGTTGTTCAAAGTTTCTTAAGTGTTCATGGACTTTTTCAGGATCCAAGCCTTCTAGGGCATCTTGAAAGTCACACATCTTCGCTGCAACCTCTTCCACCTCTCTTCTGATTGAAGGCAAGTGCGAAACAGCAATGTTTGCATCTTTTATAAACTTACACTTAGGGTACTTCGATCCGCATGGAATACCTTCCAAAAGTTTCTGCTTAGAAGCATTCCGAGTATATTCCTTTTCTCTAGAGATGATAGTCGATTCAAGCAAAGATATCTCTTTCAATGTTTCATCGATCTTACCCTTTTTACTTCTTAAGTCGTCAATAGCAAAGTTTTCGACGAAGGCACACAATGCTTCATATTTCGAAGATTTAAACTTCTTTTCTTCCTCTAGGAGTTTCATATGCTCTTTGAGATCGGCTAGACGTGTCTTTTTTGTGTCAATT